GCCATCAGCAGTTCCAGACAATGTATCAGTAACAACTACTGGTGAGCCGTATACTGAACCAACCATACCGGTTAGTTTCGTTGCCATGTCACTACCAACTTCAGTGATGTCGCTGAAGCCAGCGTCCTGAAGAAGGTCGTTATACGCTTCAACAGAAACAACATAAGCAACATCCATTGGATTAATACCATACTTACCCATTAGACGGCGAGCGCCTACCAAGTCATCGGCAGTTAGCTTATCGGCAGCAGCGGCAGCAATATCAGTAGCAGTTGGAGCATATCCAGTCAAACCAACAATACCAGTACCGCTATCACCATTGATAACCATTGCATCTACTGCACGAGCGTGAGCACGAGCAACAGCGTCAGTCAACATAGGAAGAATGCTGATTAGTACAGACTCATCAATGTCATTCTCAAGGAATGTAGATGAAATCATGCGGTGAGCTTTAAGAAGAACTTGACTAGTAGCATAAGTACCTGGGGTGCCTCCACGCTCTGCTAAGTTTGCGCTGAAGTTTGAACCTGAACCAAAAGCAGCAACGATTGAATCGGGCTGGATTGGAAGAACCGTTGCAGTGCTATTTACGTTAATCTCGCGGAAGAGATTGGCAGTGCGCAGAGCAAGACGAACTTCTTGTTCAATAGTGCTAGCAACAGCTACGTCAACACCAGCTGCTGAAGTAGCAGTATAGGTAACGCCAGCTTTTTCAAAGATTGACTGAGCATAGTCAGTGTTATAGCCTTTACCAGTAACAACACCAAATAGGTGAGCATTAACAAAGTCTTTGCCCCACTTGCTTAGGTCGCCGCCATTAGAACGATCAGAGAAAGACTTCTTGCTGTTCTGCATTGCTGCGATTTCTGCTTTTTGCTCTTCCATGTCTTTGGCATACTTGGCCAGAACTTCTTCCAATTTAGCATCTTTTGCTTGCAATGCTTTTTCGAAGTCGCCCATAAGACGCTCAGTACCAGTTTCGATGCCTGAACGGATTGAAGACTTAACAACTTCTTCTTGTGCTGCTTTTTGTACTTGTGCTTCTGCTTGTGCCTTGGCTTCTGCGTCTGCTGCTGCTTTTTGCTCGGCTTGCTTCATTGCGATTTTGGCAGCAGTTTCATCAGCTACTTTTTTAGCAAAAGCTTCCAAGTCGATAGTGGATAATTGATCCATTTTGATCTCCTTTGTTGCGGTAATTTCCGCGCTTTTCGGTGTGTTGTCACTAGCTACGCTAGAAGTATTAACTTCGTCCTTAGCCAGAGACTGACCGGCTAGATCTACACGATTAGTGAAAGTTTTTTTGAAGGCTTCATATTCTGCGTCAGAATCAAAAGACTTCGCCAGAGAAAAAGTAGCTGCTTGATTACAAGGTACGGAAACAACCGAAACTTCAAACAACTCAGCGTCCTTAATCATTAGTCCATCGGTTTCTTTAATATAATCAGCGTCCTTGACTCTGAAACCGACAGAAAAGGCTCCAAGAACACCGTCTTTAACTAGTTCAGCTACATTACCAGGCGCATTTTTACTAATTTTGCACTCTAGCTCCAACCCGTTAGGGCCGGCTTTCATACCAGTAGCTCGACCGATGGGACGGTCGTAGTCATGGTTGAAAAGAATAATAGGATTCTTTTCAAAGTTTTTTAATCCACCTTTTTGCCAAGCTTCTGCTGAAATAGAATCACCCGCGCGATCAAAGTCAGCAGTACTTGCCATGCCCCGGATCATAACAGAACCATCGTCATTCTCGAGAGCTTTAAAAGTGGATGTTAGATTGAAGATTTTATTCATCATCTTTACCCAGTTTTGCTGCTATAGCAGGCTTGACCGCAGCTGGCTTTTTAGTTGCTGGCGTTGGTGCTTTAGGTACTGGCTTATTAATTTCTGACCAGTATTTTGATTTCTCTAATAGAGAAAGCATTTGAGGGTACCCACCAAAAATAACTCTTATATGGCTACCCATTATAGGCTGTTTGGCTAAAGATGAATACTCGGATTGAGTAAAGACTTTTTTTCTTTCTACAAAGAATGGCCCAATCATATCAATGGCTAGTTGTTGTTTTTTTCTACTTTTCATGTGTTTGTATCTCCATTTGAGTCACCTGAATCTTCTACAGGCCTTCCACCTTCGCTGGGGTTTACTGCACTACCTGCAATATTTGCTGGTACTCGTACTTCTTCTAGCCCCACTAGTTCTTCGTAGCCTAGTTTATGTCTGGCTTCGTTGGGTGTAATGATACCACCATTTACTAATGAAGTATAATAAGCTGCGGCATCTCGTAGCTCTGGCTGTAGGGCGGGAATATCAGTAATATCTTCTGTAATTTCATAACCGAAAAATCTACTTGTTCCAAAATTAATTTTTCTAACTATAGGTAGTATAGTCTCCAAATAATACAATCGCATATTTGGGCGAATATTAGCATTATTTCCGGAGTCTAAA